CAGAAGTACCTGATAATAATTCAGAAGAAGAAGTAATATCAGAATTAGTTCCTATCGCATCATCAATTAGAAATTTTGTATGTATTGTAGAAAGTGCAAAATTAAAGATTGAATATATTCTTGACAGATTGGAATTATGAAGATGGAAATAAGTTAAAAGAAATTTAACTAACTAACTAACCAACTTAACTTTAGGAGGAGTAACTAATGAGCATGCTAGATGTATCTAATCAAATGGATGAAATTGAAGCAGCAGAAGAACCTACAATTGCCGAAGCTGGAGAAGAATACAAGCTTCGCATTATTGGATGTAGGGAAGGTATTGACAAGAATGACCTTGATTATTTCGCACCTCTGTTCGAGGTTGTTGGAGCACCTATGGTGAAAGAGTTCTCCGGTTTTATTCACGTACCTGATAAGGGAAAGATGGATGAAAAGAAGTACCAACGCTCTCTTTATGCAATCAAGGTTTTTGCTTCCTGTTTCGATATCGACCTTTCTCGCCCTGTAGATTATAAAGATGATCTGCCTGGGTTAGAAGGATGGGCAATCCTTGGTGCAAAGACAGATGATACTTATGGAGAACAAAATACTATCCGTAAGTATATTGTTTCAAGATAGGATTAAATGCTGGGATGGCAGAGGGTAATGCACGTTGTAGCTACTCATGGCGTCTTAGACGAATTGAGATCGACGGATGCAGGTTCGAATCCTGCTCCCAGTAACATTTGACAGACGAGGATTGGACGGTGGGAGGTAGTCTCAGACCTATTAAACAGGTGTCGAGGAATGACCTTGTGTAGTCTGTCAATTTTAATAAGGAATTTTCAGATGAAAGATAAAACAAAGAAAGGAGGTACTCCAATAATCAAGATCGTCTAATCCAGTTTCATAAAGCTGGTGTTATGCAAGATATTTCACCAGCAGAAGCTCTAATGGGAATGGCTGTTAAGCATATTACTTCCATTCTTGATATGGTTAAAGATCCAAGACAGTATAGTTTGAAAAAGTGGAATGAGAAAATAACTGATCTTCGTAATTACACCTATCTTTTAGATGCACTTGTTAGGGAAATGGGAGCTAAATAAAATGAGCATTCAAAAGTGGGACAGATACTTTTATAAAATCTGTGAATCAGTTGCTTCAAAATCTTCATGCCTATCTAGACAGATAGGTGCTATTTTAGTTAGGGATAATATAGTTGTTTCAACTGGCTTTAACGGTCCTGCAAGAGGAATCCCCCATTGTGGTAAAGATAGATTTGAAAAATGTGGGTTTGAAAAAGATAATGCTTTACAAAAAGAGTTTGACTCTTTCATATATGATATTAGAAGAGAATTAATCTCAACAACCTGCCCTCGACAACTCTTACATTATAAATCAGGAGAAGGTCTTCATCTTTGTCATGCAGAACATGCTGAACGTAACTGCATTGCATCTGCAGCCAGAATCGGAGTTTCAACAAAAAACACTATACTCTACATGAACTGTATTTTACCTTGTAAGAACTGCATTACTTTATTAATCAATGCAGGGATAAAAGAAATAGTTGTAGATGATCTAACTCAGTACGATAAGAATTCTGAATTTATTTATAAACACTGTGATATTAAACTAAGGAGGTTTGAAATATGAGAATATTAATACTGGGTTCGGATGGCTATCTTGGTTGGCCTCTAACCCTCCACCTACTCAAAAAAGGTCATGAAGTAGCTTGTCTCGATTCTTATGTACGGAGGGAGAGAGTAAAGAACTGTGCATCTAACTCACTCACACCTATCCAATCTCCCACATATAGAAGAATGAATCTCAAGAATTTTCCAAACTATCTCGATGAAAGAATGAATATCTCTTTAGGAACTTCTCAATCTTTCATTATTAGAAACATCCTCAAAGAGATAAAACCAGATACAATTGTTCATCTTGCTGAACAACCTTCTGCACCTTGGAGCATGATGAGTCCAGAGAAAGCTTCAGAGACACAGTTTCAAAATGTTATAGGTACACTTCATCTCCTCTGGGCAATGAAAGAAGTTTGTCCTGAAGCACATCTGTTAAAACTAGGAACTATGGGAGAGTACGGCACACCTAATTGTGATATACCTGAAGGGAAGATTCCTAGGTATTGCTTGGATAGTTATAAAGAACTTGCTGCAGATGGATTTCAATATGAGTGTCCAATGAAAGGTCTCCCCTTTCCAAAATCTCCAGGTTCCTTCTATCACTTATCAAAAGTCCATGATACTAACAACATCATCTTTGCCTGTAAGAACTGGAATCTTCGCTCAACTGATATAATGCAAGGGGTAGTATTTGGCGTGAAAGTTACCAACGAAGAAACTGAACAAGAACTAACCCGCTTCGACTATGACCAGTATTTTGGTACGGCTATAAACCGATTTTGTGTTCAAGCTATAATCGAACATCCTTTAACTGTCTATGGTAAAGGTAATCAAACAAGAGGATTTCTTCCACTAAAAGATAGCATCCAATGTATGACACTTGCTATTGAGAATCCTCCAGAACTTGGAGAATATAGGGTTTTCAATCAGTTTGAGAAAACCTATACAATCCAAGGTCTTGCACATACTGTAATGAATAATGCAAAAAGTTTAGGCCTTAACGTAGATATAACCCATCTAGACAATCCTCGCAATGAAGAGGAAACACATTACTACAATCCAAGTCATCAAAAGTTACTCGACTTAGGATACAAACCTACAACAGATACTTGCACTGAAATTAAGAATCTTATCAGTGATTTAATTCCTTATAAAGATAGAATAATTAAAGATGTAATATTACCTACAACGAATTGGAGATAATTATGCCACCAGAATACAGACCTAGATTTTCGTTTGATATAACTGAGTCACAACAGATACGTTGTGATAAATTAATCAGCACACATGGAATGAGAAAGGCTTTGTTTCAACCTATCCTTGATGACTTACTTGATCTTCTCGAACAGCATGGGCAGATCATTGCAGGGATTATTATGGGTAAGAAGACAAAGCCTAAAGACATAATGCCTATCCTGAAGCAGGCAGAAAGGAGAGCAGAAAAATGAGTACTATAGAAGACCTACCTCAGAAATCAATCTCAGAAATGTCTACTGATGAAGCTATAGAACTTCTTCGTACCATCCGTCTTTCAAGACGCACACAAAAAGCATCATCTAAAAAATACACTAAGAAATATGAAAAGAAAGAACCAAAAGGTAAAAAGAAATTAACTAAAACAGAAGCACAGAAACTGTTAAAACTTTTAGGGGGATGAACTAATGAATGTTGGGAAAGTAGCTATGGTGGACATCTCTGCCATTGAAATAGGTGAACGAGCACGTCAAGAAATGGGTGATCTTCAGGGGCTTGAAGAAAGCATGAACAAGAGTGGATTAATTGCTCCACTTGCAGTAAAAGAAATAGGAAACGAACATTACTTTCTTCTTGCTGGAGAACGTCGAATCTCCGTTTTATTAAAAAACAAAGTGGATGTCATACCTGTTCGTATTTATCCTTCGGATATTTCTGAAATTGAAGTAAAGACAATCGAACTTGCTGAAAACTTTTTCCGGAAGGACTTTGAATCTTGGGAGCATGACAATCTTGTCAGGGAAACTCATAACCTTCAGCAAGAAATTCATGGAGAGAAAATTTCTACTCTTGCAGATAGTCCAGGATGGGGAATGAAAGAGACAGCAGAAATGATTGGTAAGAGTAAAAGTTCAGTAAGTTCTGCAATCAAGCGAGCTGATGCACGAGATGCTTTTCCTGAACTTTTCACCAAGTGCAAAACGCAGAAAGATGCTACAAAAGTTCTTGATAAACTCAATGAAGCTGTAATCAAAGAAGCGTTGGCAAAGAAGATTGAGCAAGAAAGCATTGCACCTGATAAACAACAGTTGATGAATAACTATATCTTAAGAGACTTCTTTGAAGGTGTGAAGGAAATTCCTAATGAAAGTATGCACTTGGTGGAGATAGATCCTCCATATGCTATTGATTTAAAAGCGAGTAAGAAGGATTATACTTACGGAGATTCCTATAATGAAGTCTCAAAAAATGACTATCCAAGCTTTATACAAAG